GATTCAGAGAAGCCAGTAGATGCGAAACAAGCGTTTACTGTTGCTTCTCCTGATGACGGTACTACTACTATATCTGCTGGCGGTTATTTTGGCCAATACTTGGATATGGAAGTCAATGCCAAGAACGATATTGATTTAATTAAGAGATATCGTGAAATCGCACAACACCCAGAGTGTGATATGGCGGTTGAAGATATCATCAATGAAGTCATTGTTTCGGATGAAAGAGATGCTTCGGTATCCGTATCACTAGATAAACTAGCAATATCAGATAATATTAAAACAAAAGTTCGTGATGAATTTGACGAAGTTTTGCGTTTGCTTAACTTTGACGAAAAAGGTCATGATATTTTTAGACGCTGGTATGTGGATGGAAGAATCTATTTTCATAAAGTTATCGACCCGAATAGTCCACGAAAAGGACTGACAGAAATAAGATATATCGACCCACGAAAAATTAAAAAAGTTCGTGAGCTTAGTAATAAGCGAGACCCAAAATCTCTAGGCCTTGAGATGACAGAAATCACGGCAGAGTGGTTTGTTTATAATGAAAAAGGAATATCAGCTGCAAATTCAAATGCTGGTCTTAAAATTGCTCCCGATTCGATAACTTATGTAACATCCGGTGTTGTTGACCAAACCAGAAACATGGTTATGGGTCATTTACATAAAGCAATTAAACCTGTCAATCAACTAAGAATGATTGAAGATGCTGTTGTTATTTACAGAATAGTAAGAGCACCTGAAAGACGAATATTCTATGTTGATGTTGGTAACTTACCAAAAGTAAAAGCAGAACAATACCTTAGAGATGTTATGGCAAGATATAGAAATAAACTTGTCTATGACGCTTCAACAGGTGAGATTAGAGATGACAGAAAACATATGTCAATGCTTGAAGATTTCTGGTTACCTCGTAGAGAAGGTGCAAAAGGCACAGAAGTTTCTACACTTCAAGGTGGTCAAAATCTTGGTGAGATTTCAGATGTACAATATTTTCAAAAGAAATTATATCAATCTTTGAATGTGCCAATCTCAAGAATGGAATCAGAAAATGGTTTCAATATGGGAAGAGCCGCAGAGATTACAAGGGACGAATTGAAGTTTACTAAATTCGTTCAGAGATTAAGAAAGAGATTTAGTCAAGTCTTTAATGATATACTCAAGACACAATTGGTCTTAAAGGGTATTATTACAATTGAAGATTGGGTTAAGATAAAAGAACATATACAATATACTTTCTTGAAAGACGGATATTTTGCAGAATTAAAGAATGCTGAAATATTGAGAGAAAGAATCGGTCTTGCACAAGAAATTAGTCCGTATGTTGGTAAATACTATTCTGTTGAATATGTAAGAAAAAATATCTTACAACAAACAGATGAGGATATACTTGAAATTGATAGCCAGATTGCTGGCGAAATTAAACAAGGAATTATCGCATCACAAGATTTTGGAGATGATGAGAGCTTTGATGATTCCGATATAAATATAGGAGATGAATAATTATGTCAAATGAAAATGTAGCAAGTATGGTTGATTCTTTGGCGAGTGGAGATAATGTTGCCGCTCAAAATGCGTTTAAGAGTGCATTGACTGATAAAATTGGTGATGCGTTAGATGCTAGAAGGCAGACTGTAGCTAATGATTGGTTAAATGCTGGTGATGAATTAGAGGCAGTACAAGATGCTGCTGGTTTAGATGATGCTGGTGGTGTTGCTCCAGACGGAACAGTAGATTTAGAAGGTCAACCGAATGATGTTGACTTTACTGGTACTGAACCACCTGAAGTAGCGGAACCTTTTGAAATTGATGACGAATCAGTAGAGGAAGAATAAATGAGCGACCTGTCGTTTAAGAAGTTTACAAGACAACTGAATGAGCGCAGGTATATCGGACCTCAAGGTACGGCGGAGTTTGAGAAATTATCTCCAAAGATGAGGGCTGCAATTAATGATGTTTATTCTATGGTTAATAAGGCAGCGGATCCTATTGTGTCAAAGATTGAAGGTATAATTAGGGCAGTATCAAGAAAGCACGGAGTTAGTACTTATGATATTGAAGATTATTTTGACAACGAATTAATTAAATAAAGGAATAAAAAATGGCTATTGCAACAAGAACACTCAAAGATACAAAAATTGCTTCAGGTAGTGGTGCTGCTGGTGGTAAAGTTACTGTTATAGCAAACATGAACGACAACACTACGGCGGACTCTGTTATATTGGACGCAAGTGCGTTGGCGGGACACGCTAATGGTGCAAAATTAGATATAACGAGAATATGGTGGGGATTAGTACAAGGTACTGCTGACGACAACACTGGTTGGGCGTCTGTTGAATTTGTAGGTGCATCTGCTGATACATTGGCAATCAATCTTGCAGGTACAGGACACTATGATGGTACTGCTGGTAAGATTGAGAACAATGCAACAAATACTGGTGCAACATCAGGAGACCTAAAGTTAAACGCTTATGGTGTTTCTGGTTATGTATTAATTGAGTTAAGAAAAGACGAAAGCTTTACTGCTTAATTTCTTATGGAAAATACAGAGGTTGTAGACACTACTTCCAAGTATATTGTTAAGTCTACAGGTATTGGAAGTGAAACTAATCTTGGAAAATGGTTAGTTGATGCTGAAGAACTTACTGGAGGAACAGATAAGTCAAAAGTAAGTTTAATTGAGTGCTACCATTTGATAGAGGGCACAGGAACATTGACAATTAGTACAGGTAGTGAAGATTTGACTTTAACTGGTAAAGGTAAGTATGGATTACGACCTGGACAGTTAAAATTTGGTAACGATAAACAATTTAAACTAACAACTGACGAAGATGTAAAGAGTTATTTGTTAGTAACAGAATTTAGGAGAAACTAATGGCTGATGCTGTAACAAGTCAAACTTTAGTAGATACATCTGGTACAAAAACTGTGATGAAATTTACTAATATGAGTGATGGTTCAGGTGAAACACTTGTAACAAAAATGGATGCTAGTGCGTTGACATTTATGACTGAAGATGCGACTAAATCAATCGCAAAAATTTGGTGGGCTGTCAACACAACTAATGGTAAATCAGGCGTAGAGTTATTGTGGGCAGGTAGTGGTTCAAGTGCTGCCAATTCAACAATATGTTTTTTATCTGGCAGAGGGTTTCACGACTACTATACCGCAGGAAACTCTATTCCAAATAATGCAACATTGACTGCAAACACTTCTCCTGCAGGCGATTTATTGCTTTCGACAAAGGGGTTTGTTGCTGGCGATAATTACACAGTAATAATAGAAGTGAGATAGATGAGTAAAAGAAAACCTAAAGACCGTTCCCGTGCAATATTAGAAAGAATAGTCGGAACAAAGTCAAAGGCAACTTTGGCAGAAGCGTTTAAATTGGCATTTGCAGAAAAATACGATATTAAACGAGAAGAAATTAAACAGGGTATAGTCGATAAAGTATATAACAAAGGAAAGGTGGAGAGATGAAACTAATTACAGAAATAATTGAAGATGTCGAAATTTTAACAGAGGGCAACGCTAAAGGCGGTAAAGACTACAAGATTAGAGGTGTCTTTATGCAGGCGGATATCAAGAACCGTAACGGTCGAGTTTATCCAGTTGACACTTTGTCAAATGAAGTTAAACGATATACAACAGAATTTATCAATAAGAAAAGAGCTTTCGGCGAACTGGGGCATCCTGATGGACCCACAGTTAATCTCGAAAGAGTTTCTCATATGATAACTAGTCTTAAACCAGAAGGAAAGAACTTCATTGGTGAGGCTAAAATAATGGATACTCCTTATGGCAAAATCGTCAAGAATTTAATTGACGAGGGCGCACAGTTGGGTGTATCTTCAAGAGGTATGGGTTCCATTCAACAATCGAATGGAAGAGGTGTTGTTGGTAAAGATTTTTATCTCGCAACAGCAGCTGATATTGTCGCAGACCCGTCAGCGCCAGATGCTTTCGTTGAAGGCATTATGGAAGGCAGAGAATGGATATGGGACAATGGCGTACTGAAAAGTAAAACCGTTGAAGAATACAAAGAAGAAATAGAAAAAGCAAGAAGTCGTGAGTTGGCTGAAGTCAAATCAAAAGTTTTTGCTGATTTTATGTCTAAATTGTAAAAAAATACGCAAAAAACCATCAATGCGTACGGCTTGAGATGGTAATTTGTATAAATAATTATAATTAACCAATTAATTAATTTTTTAATAAAGGAGACCGAATGTCTGAAACCGAAGTTAACAAAGAAGTAGAATTAGATGAGGCACAAAACGCACCTATTAAGGATGCGGTCGCTTCTGAACCTGCTCACCTTCAAAACGACGCTGAAGATTTGGGTGCACCAGTAGTTAAGCCTACTGATAGTAACCCTGACTCAACGAAAAAGGTTAAAAAAGCATCAGACCCAGCACTCAAAAACGCTAAAGATGCGTCTTTACCAAAAGACAATAAACCATCTGCGATTGCTGATGAAGTAGAAACTGAGGACGAAGTAATTGCCGAAGATTCTACTGACGAAGTAGAGATTGATTTGTCTGATGATGTTAAGGCACTAGTTTCATCTGACGCTGACTTATCTGAAGATTTTAAAGATAAGGCTGCGACAATTTTTGAAACTGCTGTTAAGACTAGAATCAAAGAACAGACGAAAATCCTAGAAGCACAGTATGAAGAAAAACTTGCATCTGCTACTGAAACAGTAAAAGAAGCTATGGTCGAGAAAGTCGATTCATATCTAAACTATGTTGTTGAAGAATGGATGAAAGAGAATGAGCTTGCAGTTGAAAGAGGTATTCGTACCGAAATCGCTGAAGATTTCATTACTGGACTTAAAGGACTTTTCAAAGAACATTATATTGATGTTCCTGAAGAAAAATACAATGTACTAGAAGATTTAACTGACCAAGTTAAAGAATTGGAAGGCAAACTTAACGAACAGATTGAGAAAAATGTCAATCTTTCTAAGGATGTTTCTGAATCAAATAGAGAAAAACTAATCGCTTCCGTATCTGCTGATTTGGCAGAAACAGAAAAAGAGAAGTTTGCTTCTATGGCTGAGAATGTTGAATATGATAGTGCAGAGAAGTTCCAGGAGAAATTAGAAACTATTAAGGAATCTTATTTTCCTAAAACAAAAATAGAAGAAACTGCATCTGGTGATGAAGTTGACTCTGTGGCGGCGAATATACCTGCTGACGCTGGTACATCCGATGCTATGGCTGCATATACGGCCGCTATTTCAAAAAATCTTAATGCTTTAAAGTAATAAGAGTGATAACAATTAAAAATAAATAAAAAGGAGAGATAAATGTATCTTACTGAAAATTTACAAGAAAAGTGGCAGCCAGTATTAGAGCATCCAGATTTGCCAAAAATCGAAGATTCTTATAAGCGTGCTGTTACTACTGTTATTCTTGAGAATCAAGAAAAAGCAGTAAGGGAAGATGCTCAGTTTATGTCTGAAGCTGCACCAGCTAACTTTGCTGGTACACATGGCGGCGCACCTGCTGGTAGCGTTCAAAACTGGGACCCTGTACTAATCTCGTTAGTACGAAGAGCGATGCCTAACTTAATCGCTTATGATATCTGTGGCGTTCAACCAATGACAGGACCTACTGGTCTTATCTTTGCAATGAAATCTCGCTACGGTACACAAGCTGGTGCTGAGGCATTATTTAACGAAGCTGACACAGACTTTGGCGCTAGGGACGCTGCTGGTGGTTCTGGTTCTCCAGATGCACACGCTGGTACTAACCCTGCGACATTGAATGATAGTCCATCTGCTGGTACTTATACTACTGGTTCTGGATTTACTACGCTTCAGGGTGAAACATTAGGTGACGGAACTGATGAGTTTGCTGAAATGGCTTTCTCAATCGACAAAGTTACTGTAACTGCTAAGACAAGAGCTTTGAAAGCAGAGTACACAATGGAACTTGCTCAAGACCTTAAAGCAATTCACGGCTTAGACGCTGAAACTGAACTTGCTAACATCTTGTCAAGTGAAATTCTTGCTGAAATCAACCGTGAAGTAGTTCGTACAATCTATTCACACGCTAA